CTTCGCAAACGGAAACGCTACATCGACGCGACGATCACCGTCGGCAGCACGAGCACAGGCGGCTACTACACGGTGATTGCGATCCTGTCGAACTCCAAGGTTATGCCGGTCACCGAAGCCGAACGCGGCGACGTGGCCGACTGGATTCGTATATAGGCCAGTCTTCTCCTGTGGGTGGTGCGATGGGTGTCGTGGTTGTCATCCCGGCTCGCGGGGGCTCGAAAGAGATCCCCCGTAAGAACCTCCAGCCGATCGGTGGAATACCGCTGATCGGCTGGGCGGTTCGGGCCGCGCTTGCGGCAACCAGTGTCGACGCGGTTTACGTCTCGACTGAAGACGCCGAGATTGCCAGCGTTGCTCGGGAGTACGGCGCCGAAGTGATCGACCGGCCGGCAGCGTTGGCCGATGATACGGCCGCCACCCTGCCCGTTATCCGGCACGCAATCGACTGGATGGAAACGCCGCCCGTGCGCCTGGTGTTGCTGCAATGCACCAACCCATTCACAACCGCCGCGGATATCGACCAGGCAGTGGCGACGGCCGAGGCGACGGATGCTGATTGCGTGATCGGCGTTACTCGCGATTGTTCGTTTCTGTGGCACGATCTGCACAGCAAAATCGCCGCCGTAAACTTCGACCCCGACGAGACATGGCGCCGACAGGATTTTGTACCGCAATGGCGGAGCAACGGAAGCTTGTGGGTAGTCCGTACCTCGGGATTGTCGTCGGCTCCGTCGTTGCAATCAGGCCGCGTTGCCATACACGAGATGCCGGCCGAGCGTTCGATCGACATCGACACGCCGCTTGACCTGCACATTGCAAGATCCTTATTCGCGTGGCAACGGCAGTGGATAGTGATTGGCTCATCGTCGAGCGCGCCCGAGTGGCTGCCTGTCGTGCGTGCCCGTTACCCATCGGCAACAGTGATCACGACGAACGCTAGCGGGCTATTGTTCGATCCTCCCGACCGGCCTGATTACTATTTTCTGTCCGATCACGTCGCTTGCGATCTATACGGCCAACTTGCCCAAGACCTGTCGGCCAGAGGAACACGGACGATCACGCGCAAACGGGCCCTCTCGGCGATGAAGACCCGGGGCGTCGAGTGGTTCGACGAGTTTATTCAAGATGACCGAGAAGTCGCGGGGGCGGTATTTCAACCGGGGCAGTACAGCGGGCCTGGTCTGTCCGGCCTGTTTTGCATGCAGTATGCGCTCAATCACCATGCTTGCGGCGTCCATCTTATCGGGTTCGAGGGGTACGGCGACCGGGCGCATTACTGGGACAGACCTGCCGAGTTGGCCCACAACAAGAGTACTGCCTACACCGAGCAGTATATCAGGCCGTTCGTTCAGTCGGCCGCCGACACGTGCCCGGATGTTACGTTCCATTTCTACGGCGATCTCAACTATCGAATCAGCGGGGAAAATGTGCGATGCGAATCAAGTTCATAAAGCGTTGGCGAAGCTTCAAGGCCGACCGATTGGCGGACATCGCCGACGGTGCGGCGAACATACTCATTAGCCGAGGAATTGCGGCGGCGTTTCCTCTCCCGCCAAACGTCGAACCGGTGGCGGGGATTGACATCGACGTTGACGCAAAGGTGCCGCCCGGAATGACTGTTACCCGGGATTACGAGACTCCGCGGCAGAAACGCAAGGCGAAGTCGAAAGAATGAGCGAACCGACTCTCATCACCGCGCCGACCGATACGCCGATCGAGGAAGCCGATCTTCGAACGCAGTTGCGCATCTTGGATCGTTCGGAGGATCAGTATCTTCGAACGCTGATCGAGGCGGCCACCGAGACATTGCAGGCGATCGCGTGGCGGCAGTTCATGACGGCGACATACTCCCTGACGTACGACTCGTTCTCCGACCGGATGGAGTTGCCGAAGCCGCCCTTGAAGTCGGCAACGATTGCATACCTAGACACGGCCGGCAATTCGCAGGCCCTGGCAACGACGGTTTACGAGGTGGTCACCAACGCAACGCCCGGTTTTATTCGGTTGAAGTACGGGCAAACCTGGCCGGCAGTGTACGGGCACCCGGATGCCGTCACCGTGACTTTCGTTTGCGGCTACGGTGCCGCGTCGGCCGTCCCCGCCAGAACGAGGCACGCGGTTAAGCTGCTGGCGGCGCATCTATACCAGACGCGGGAACCGGTGGTTGTCGGGACAATCGTTTCGGATGTGCCGATGGGGATTCGGTACTTGCTGGATCGAGCAAATCAGGTGGGATGATGAGACGCGACCGAGCGGCAACGCGAAACAAGTGCGTTGAGATTGAGAAGCCGACCGAGTCGGAGACGGCCGGCGAATTGTCCAGAACGTGGACCCGGCCGGGGGCCCTGTTCGGTCGCGCGTGGGTGTCGATCGAACCGCTGAGCGGCCGGGAGTATTGGGAGGCAGAACGGCAAGACTCGGCGATTAGTCACAAGGTCACGGGGCTGTGGAATGACTTTTCGTCGGTCACGGCCGACATGCGGCTGAAGTATGAAACGCGGTATTTCAATCTCGTGGAACCGCCGCGGAACGTCGGCGAGGCCGGAGCGTTGGCCGAGGTGATGGTTGAGGAGGTGAAGGGGTGAGCCTAGAAACTTCCATCGACACGCGACTAAATGCCGTAACGGCGCTGACCGACATTGTCAGCACACGGATATACCGGCAGCAACGACCGCGCGGGAGTGCTTTGCCGTGTGTCGTCTATCAACGGATTACGTCTAGCGTCGTCAACCACGCGGGCGGCGTGACGGCTACCAAGAACACGAGAATCCAGGTTGACAGCCTGGCATCTACGGCAAGCGGAGCCCGCACGCTGGCCGATGCGGTGGCCGGGGCGATATCGGGGTGGAGCAACTCAGGCGGCACGCCTTCAATCAGCATGTGCCACCAAATGAGCGACGTTGATCTAGTGGCGGGGCCCGACCATGGCGAAGATGCCCCGCGTTATCGAGTCAGCCAAGACTACGAACTATGGTACTCATGATGTTTCTGAAAATCATTCCCGTCTATCGCGTAGGCGCGAACACGCCACCGGAAACCGGGCCGGCTGAGTTGGTCCGGTTTGACCTGATTCGGCGCGCGTGCCCGGCGAGCATGGGCGGCATTCCGTGCGTGAAACTCACGCTAGACGGTGACGCGAGATCGGGCGAACTGGTGATTCATTGCACCGGCACAATAGACGACCTCGTGGCGTCGATTATCGACGAACCCGATCCGGCTGCCGAACCAGAACCAGAACCAGAAGAAGAAGACGAACTCGATGCGGACTGTGACTAGATAGAAATACAGCGGTCTAGGGTAGCTCCCGAAAAGCCAGTTCCCGCCTGGCCTGACCGTTGTACTTTGCGGGTGGCGCCCCGGGAGGTGTGCGGTGCCTTACGATGGCAGACGACGGCTTCAATGCTTCAACAATCAGTTTCGCGGGGACTCCACTTACTCCCCTGCGCGACATCCGATTCTCGGAGGCTGGCGGCAAGGCCGATGTGACCGGGTGCGCCGATTCCATCAAGACGTACGAAGGGGGTGTCCCCGATGTGTCCGTCTCAATCACGATCGTTGGTGGTACCACGATCGGGAAAAACGACAAGGGCGCCATTGTGACGGCGTGGAACGATGGCGGAACCGGCGGCGCGATCGCAGCCGCGATCGTCGATTCCGTTGAAACTAGCGGCTCGATGGATGGCGAAATTCTCTCGACCATTACCTTCGTGCCGTCAACAGCCTAATGGCAAAAGGAGATCAGACGTGAGTCTATCGCGGGATGAAATACTTGGCGCCGATGACATCGCCTACACCGAGGTGGACGTTCCTGAGTGGGGCGGCTCGGTTCGCGTGGGTGCCATGACCGGAGCGGCTCGGGACCGCTGGGAATTGTTCCTGTTGAACAATCGAGACGCCGGCGACAAGCAGAACGGGGCGAACATCCGGGCAACGCTTGTCGCCGAATGCGCGGTTGACGATGCAGGCAAGATGCTATTCACGGCTGCCGACGTGGTGGCGTTGGGCGACAAGTCCGGGGCGGCGTTGGATCGGGTGTTCGCGGCGGCCAAGCGACACAACAGGCTATCGGCCGCCGACATAGAAGATCTGGAAAAAAACTCCGAGAGCGACCCGAGCGAAGATTCTGGCTCTTGATCGCTCGCACGCTGGGCATGTCGATACGTAATGCCCAGCGTGAGATTGATAGCAGAGAATTCGCAGAGTGGGTCGCGGAGTTTCGGATTGAACCGTGGGGCGAGATTCGCTCCGACTTGCGTGCGGGAATTGTGGCTTCGGCGGCGGTGGCGCCGTGGTGCAAAAAGGGCCACGAACCAAGACCGATCGACATGATGCCGAAGTTCGGAGGCGTGAAGTCTAAGCCGAGGCAAACGGAAGCGGAAATGAAAGCGGTGTGGGCCCGAGCCGTGGCTGGGTTCGCGAAAGCGGCACAACGCAAAGGCAAATAGATGGCGACTCTACTCACCCGTGAGAAGTTCGGCATCAGCCTTGTGGGTGACAAGGAGTTACTACGGTTGTTCAACACATTGCCGGACAAACTCCAAAATCGTGTCATGCGTGGCGCCGTCACGAAGGTTGCCCGCCGCATGGTCAAGGACATGAAGGCCGCGGTCGACACCGTCGGGGCTGTCGACACCGGCGCCCTAAAGAAGTCCATCGGGTTTCGGGTGAAGACCACGCGAACCGGCGTTATCGCTGTCATCGGGCCGCGGGCTGCCTACCGGCAAGCGGTTACCGCAGACAAAAAAGGCAAGCTCAAAGCGGCGACGAAGAAGCGGGCCGCGACCGCAAGGCAAGCGGGGGCCAAGGTGACTTATAGGCAGCCCTCGCGGTATGCCCATCTGGTCGAACTCGGGACCGACCACACCCGGCCGAAGCCGTTCATGCGGGTTGGATTCCGGGCCGGCCAGGACATAGGCCGCGCCACGCTACGCCACGACATCCTGGCCGGAATCCAGCGTGAGGCTGCCAAACTCGCGACGGGGGGCAGGCGATAATGGCAAACATCGGCACGCTCATCGTCTCGGTTGTCGCGGATACCGGCAAATTCAAAAGCGGGCTCAAGGGTGCGTCGTCATCCATGGGGAGCTTCCGCAAGAGCCTTGGCGGGCTCAGCACCGGCCTCGCTGGCCTGGGCGTTGCCATGACGGTCGGCGGCGTCATCGCAGGCATGAAAAAGATGGTTGGCCTAGCCAGGGTGCAAGAGCAGGCTGAAAAGAAACTCGCAGCCGTACTAGCCGCCACTGGCAACGCGGCGGGCTTCACCGCGAAACAGCTAGGAGAGTATGCGTCGAGTCTCCAAGACATCACTAACGTCGGCGATGAAGCCACGCTTGAGGTGATGTCTATACTGGCCACGTTCAAGGAAATC